TATTGTTAAGCGGATGCTGCTCTCTAAACTTGGGGTGTATGATGGGCTGCAATACAATGCACGCCAATGCGACGTGGTTGAGCTGTATCCACAGGAGTCTAAACGGTTTCTTGACATGTACCATATTCAAGGGAGCGTAAACTCGGGTGTGAAGCTGGGTTTGCGTAGCTGTGGTGATTTGGTCGCTGTCGCTTGCTTCAGGGTACGTGGCGATGGCGTGTGGGAGTTAACCAGGTACGCTACCAGCGGTCTTGTTCGTGGTGGGTTCTCTAAATTATTGAAACATTTCGAACGCAACTATAACCCCGTCGAAGTTGTTACTTTCGCTGACCTTATGGTTTCGGATGGCGGTTTGTATGAGCGGACTGGATTTGATGTCGATGCGGTACTTCGACCGGATTACCAGTATGTCTATCGTGCGCAAAGGTTCCATAAGTCGAACTTTCGTAAAAACAGGTTTAGGCAAGATCCTGAATTATTTTTCGAAGAGGGTCTGTCCGAAAGTGAACTTGCACGTGCTAACCGCATATATAGGTTATGGGACGCCGGGAAGGTTCGTTATACAAAAAAGTACGGATCGGTCCAATAATCTATATAGTATTTGAACATACTAAACGCTGTTCGTGTCGTTAGTCTATATAGAGCGATGAGCTAGGAGAAGGTCGTGCCGGTGTCAACACCAAAGTTGAGTAAATATGGCATTCCGCTGTGGGAGTATGGCGAGGATAGTGCCAAGAGTACAAATGGTAAAAGACTGCCGTTGGACCGCTCTTACGTGTATGGTATGCTATGGGACTTGACTGATTCCCGTGGCGTGCTAACAGTAACTCAAAATGATTTTGGTAGTCGAATTGGGTTCGACCGCAAAAAAATCCATGACCTCTTTGCCGAAATGCAAGAATTTGGTCTCATTCGGATCAGTCAACAGAGAGCTAGAGGCGTGATCGTAGAAGCACTAGTTGATCCTAACATGGTCGACTGGGTTGACTATCACAATAAATCCCACCAGTGGCGTTTAGAGAGAACCGCCAAACTAAAGGAGAAAAGAAATGCAAGAGAAACTTGATTGGAAAGATGTACTCACCCGTGCTGCGTGGACGTTTGTTCAGTCCGCTGCAAGCGTGCTTGTGCTGTCTGATTTGTCTTCGTCACGCACCGCACTTATCGCTGGCGGTGGCGCAGTGCTTTCGCTCATCAAGACCGTTGCAGCGCAGCAGCTTGGTACAGGTTCCGATAATTGAAGAGATGGCGACTCTATGGATGAAGTTGAGTCTGTAGAGGTTAGCGCCAAATGTGATGTATAATGGAAGACGATTTTTTTTCTGATGGTTTGCTAAGTATCGCTACAGGTCTACAGGAGCTTAACATGCTGCCGGTTTCTATTGCACCCACCCTCATGCGTGGTGCAGATGGTGGCAAGTCTTTGATCGTTAAGTTTGACCTCCTAACCTGTAGCGACACTTGGCGAACTTTGCAAACCCTTGAGAGTAGTGTATGAATCCCTCCACAGCTAAAGCTAAGGGGCGTGAGACAGAAAACGCTTTCGTCCAATGGCTCCATTCGTATGGTGTACTTGGCGCAGAGCGTAGGCGTCTAAACGGCGTTTTGGATAAGGGTGATATAGCCGGTTGGAACACTAGAGATTATGAAAAATCGGTGGTTGTAGAAGTTAAGTCTGGTGCTAGGATAGATATGCCAAAATGGCTGTCGGAATTAGAGGCCGAGGTTCGCAACGCTAACGCTAACACTGGATTTGTTGCGGTTAGACCAAAGGGCAAACCACGTGTTGAAGACTGGTTTGCGGTCTTGCCTATGCCAGTTATGATGGAGCTCATGAGGGAAGCAGGGTATTTAGACGTATGAGGGTCGTTGTTGGTTGCCCGGTGAAGGATCGTGATTGGATCTTCGACCTATGGTTTGACTGTGTTTACGCAGCGGTCCCAGACGAATGGGATTTAGATTTCGTTTTCGTTATACCCGAGGGTGATCCTTGCAACGAGATAGCGCGAGAGCGTATGACGGACGGGTCTTTGATTGTCACAACAAAGGAGAAGCGTCCAGATTACATACGCAACTGGAGCGCACAACGCTATGTTGAGATGGTACATTTGAGGAACCTGCTTCTCAACAATGTCAGGACGGTGCATCCCGACATTTTCCTGTCACTTGACTCCGATATTCTCCTACACCGTGATGCGCTACGGTTGGGTTATGAAACGCTTGTTGAACATAATTGGGATTGCGTATCTATACCAACATTTCTAACTCCCGGCGGTGGCGAACGGTTCACTAATTCCGCTGCGCTGCGCAAGCGAGGATACATGTTGGATCGAGACAAGATAGGTGCGACTAACGTAACAGATGTAGCTATGGCAGCGAAGATCATGCGCAGCTCAGCGTATAATTGTGATTACCAGACTCACCATCTTGGCGAGGACACAGGCTGGAGTTGCAATGTAAAGGAAGCCGGTTTGACTATTGGGTGGGCTGGCGAAGTCCCGATCAGCAAGCATGTTATGGATAAAAAGTTTCTCGATATTGTGGATAAACGATGCGGCTACTAAATGTTGTTGTAAACTACAAAACCCCAAAGATGCTACATCGGTTTGCAGATTCGTACCAAGAATTTGTAAAAACAGAGGATTCACGTCTCGTAGTTGTTGATGTCGAATCGGACTATACGGATGATAGTTATAGTGGGGTTGATGCTGACATTTTTTTATGGTCGCAAGATAACATTGGTTTCGCTCGCTCTGTCAACCTTGGGGTGCAGACGGGTTTGGGAATCTTGGATGCCGATATCATAGGCATTTTTAATGCGGATACGGCGTTTGTCAACTCAGAGTGCATAACAACAACTTTGAAATGTTTCTCCGACGATAATGTTGGCGTTGTGGGTCCACGACAGGTTGACTCTAAGAACCGTGTGACGCACGCTGGTTTCTACAACGAGAATGGTACTATTGTCGGTCCTGGGTGGCACGAAAGAAATGTCGGTCAGTATATTTCAGTCATGGACGCACACTATGTTTCTGGCTCGGCCATGTTTGTTCGACGTACCGTTTGGGATGAGCTATCTTCCTGTGAGAGTTTCCTTGACGCATCACCAGAAGCTGATGGTGCGATGCTGGTGACGCCGCACTATTATGAGGACAGGTTCTTGTGTGAACACGCTCTGGCGCACGGTCATCGTGTTATATACAATGGTAGCGGCACAATGCTTCATGAATGGCACGCATCGTCACCCGTCGGCTCGTGGGTAGACCAAGAGCATAAAGAATCTAGAAAAATCTTTGATAACGCATGTAGGTTACACGGATTTGACATCCTACGATCAGCCGAGGCGTAGCTATGCCAATAATGGACATCATCACAGTTTCTCACAACGAAACGAATGAACGTCAAGCGGATGCGATGCTCAATAGTGTCGAGTGTTTAGAAGAGCCTGGTTCTGTTGAGTTGATCCATATTTCAAATCGCAAAGAGAACCGTGGATTCGCCAAGGCATGCAATTTGGGTGTTGGTGCGGGCACATCGCAGTATATAGGCTTCCTCAACCCTGATTGTATGATCGGCGGACCTTTTGTGAGCGATACTATTAGGGTGTTGGAAAGCGGGGTGTCTGTGACTGGCTGTAGATTCAACAAGCCTGACTCACATCTTAGAGAGTGGGGTGTGAAAGAATGGGTTTGTGGTGCAGCGTTTTTTACCACTAGAAAACACTTCGAAGAACTTGGTGGTTTTGATGAGCGTTTCGTGTGGTCTTTCGAAGAAACCGACTTCATTAGACGCACGGAGGAAGCTGGTGGGGTTGTGATGCCTGGACACTTTCCAATCAAGCACCACCACAATCAGCGTGACGACATGCCAGAGGATCTAGTTTATAAAGAACGAGAGTTCGCATTAGCGAAAGTTGCATATAATGACAAGTGGAACATATGAACGTACCGCTATATGGTTGATGTCGGAGAGTGGTGATGGTAAGAGTTCTTTAGCTAAAAGGCTTGGAAGTAATTGTGCCGAGACGGATCGTGTTTTCATATTCGAAAGGGATCGCTTGCGTGAATTGCACCCGTCCATAGAGGCGCTGTGGGATAAGGAACGTGATCTTTTTGATTCAAATGGCGTGGTTTGCGGCAATCTGAGCATCGGGTTGTTTTGGCAGCGTGTCATGGATGGTGGCTTCACTAACGACGCTGTTGACCTGATGTTTGAGTTTTGGGAAGCCGATAATGTAGAGGAAATATTTTGGCTAGAGGGATGGGTTCCTGACGCTATATATGATAGGATGTTGGAAAAGTTCAAGGAATTAGGGTTTAGAGTATGGGTGATGCAAAGAAAAATCTAAAGTGGTCCATTCTGGTCCCGACGGTTCCAGCTAGGCGACATATTAGAGCCGAAGGCTTGGAGTGCCTCTACAAGCAAACGGAGCCTTTTGATGATGTAGAGCTTATCGTCATGGAGGATAACCGTACACGTACATACGGTGAGAAGCTTCAGGTCATGATAGATATTGCACAGGGCGAATATGTCAACTTTGTTGACGACGACGATGTTATCGCACATAATTACGTGGAGCGCCTGCGTAGCGAAATGGATGGCGTAGACTGTGTCGGGTTCCAAGGTGAGGTTAGTGTTAGCGGTGGTCCTTGGAAGAAAGTGTTTTATAGCGTTGAGAATAAAGAATGGCGTGACGAACGCAACGGATACTATCGCAACCCGCAGCATTTAACCCCAATTCGGCGTGAGTTGGTGTTGCAGATCCCTTGGGTCGGTCACTATGGTGCTGACAGGGACTGGTCGCATCGTATGGCCGAAGCTGGTCTGATCCAAACAGAAAACTATGTCAATGAAACCATGTATTGGTATTATGCGCAGCCAGATAAGAACCGGGAGGGCGTATGGCGCTAGGGTTGGACGAGTTTTATCGTTTCACAGACAAGGGTTATGCACATAATATGTTGGGTGTTTATGAAAAGCTTTTGATCGGCACAAACATTACCAATATGCTTGAAATTGGGGTTTTGAACGGCGAGTCTATTCGCATGTGGTCCAACATATTTCCAGGTGCACGGGTTCATGGGGTTGATACGACCGATACCTATTCGCTTGCTGCGGAGATGGATAACGTGACGATCTATGTTGCCGATGCGTATTCGGAAAGTTTCCTGGAGAGGATCGGTGGTGAGGTGTTCGATTTCATTTTGGACGATGGTTCTCATGAGTTACAGCACCAATGCTTTGTTGCGCAGCGTTATGGTGCACTTCTGTCTACGAACGGTTTGATGGTTATTGAGGATGTAGCTTCGATAGAAGAAGCACATCTCATTCAGCGGTTCATCCCCGACTACCTTAAGGAAGACTCGTATATCATTGATAGGCGGGGGGCACCATGTGACTACCCATATGAACGCTTCGAGGATCGTAACGAAATCCTTGTTGTTATTGATCGGAGGTAGCTTATGATCTCTGTTGTGATAGGCACTTTTGGTACTGCCGAGTGGAGAAATCGCGGTCGCAGTGTTGCGGAGTCGCTAAAAACCCAGACCGTGCAACCGGCTTCTGTACATCACATACATGGCAACACTCTGGCAGAGGCGCGCAATCGTGGTGCGCAGGACGCAGAGGGTAGCTGGCTGCTGTTTTTGGATGCTGATGATAGCCTCCACCCAAAGTTTATTGAGAACATGGAGTCAACGATTCGTTCTTTGAATGGCGGTAATTTCCTTATTCGCCCAGCCATTAAGCTTAGCGATGAGACGGGTGACCCGTATGTCCTTCCTATCAAAAACATTTTTGAACAAAACTTCATGATCATAGGCACAGCGGTTCGCAAAGACGTGTTTCTCGCTGCGGGGATGTTTCGCGAGATGCCTGTCTTGGAGGACTGGGATTTGTGGTTGCGTTGCTTTATCAATGGTTCTGAGTATGCTTCCTCTCCAGGCTCTGTGTATTATATTACTGTGAATGAGGGTAGTAGAAATAAAGCGCCCGCACATGTGCAGACGCGCATAGCACAAACGTTGAGGCGTGAGCATTCGAAGCACCGAAGGCGTCGATAATTTTTTCTTTGATAAATCAAAAAACTTTGGCGGTGGCTGCCGATATACCTCTATGAGAAGAGAGGTAGATAAAATTGCCAAAGCCACCAGGCTACGTAAATCCAGATTTCAACATGGACCTGCTCAAAGACCCATCTGCCGAGCCAGCGCAGCAGATGGAAACAGTTGAACCATCTGAACAACTAGTGGCGATCAGTCCATCGGGCGAGCCGGTGCCGATCCTTACACAGATAGAGCTAGATTTTTATATTGACAAGGCTGACCGATATCGGGAGAACTATAGTTTCGCAAACGTTTCAGACCTTCTTGAACTAGATAGAATCTTAGCTTTCGAACTGCTGATTTTTAGGTTCAACCAATGGCTCCTGCGCGGTGGCGTCGACTATGACGGTAATGTTATACCTAAAGATGTTTTGAAAGATTCGCAGGCTATCTCTAAAGAGATCCGTGAAATTAAAACAACACTAGGTATCGACAAAAAAACCCGTGAAATGATGAAGGGTGGCTCGACCTATAACTTTGTTAGCTCACTGACGCGTCACGGTAAAGAGTTTGGCATTCACCGTAATAACCAGGTTATTGAGGCGATCAACATACTTAAAGACCTCCACGGTCGCATCATCCTGTCAAACAACTGTACGCCGGAAGAACAGATCATGTTTGACTGCAGGTATGAGGATATCATCGAATGGATTCTTGAGAGGCTCGAAGATTTCGACGAAATAGATGAAATGTTCCGCGAAAATCATCAGCGCATCTGGCTACGTCAGGAGCTTAACTGATGATCAATAAGCGTGGACGCAAGCCAATGAACGAAGAATGGGACACTAAACTGTATAGTATGAGAAAAGAGTTTGATTCTAAAAACTCCATCAACTGGGGTGCGGTCCTCCGGGAAACGCCCTTTGTATTCACCAATATTGTTGGTGGTGTAGCCAAGGCCACTGTTTCAGAAAAGCGGAAACTTGGTATAGAAGTTGACCGCAGTCTGGAATCCATTTATGCACCAGTGCTTTCTGAACACTGTTTTGTTGACTCACTGGAAGTTCTTTGGGGTCAGCGAACTATAGCTGAAATGAGTGAACTTACAGGCATTTCGCAAGCCATTATCCGCAGCTTGAAACTTGGTTTACGTGCACCAACTTTTGAAGAGATGCGCACCATAGCCGATGCATTCAAGATTCAACCAGAGTTTTTCCTTGAATACAGGATCGCAACTATCCTAGCGTCACTCGATCAATATTTGATGGCATCACCGGAGATAGCGACAGCATGGTTTAAGAAAGTTGAACAAACGAAAGGTCTTAGCATTTAATGTCTGTCGAAATTGTTTCGGCACCAACCGAGGCAGAAAATTACCTGTATGCGCTACTTCAAGATGAAAGCGGAATCGACCTAGCAGAGTTCTGTTATATCGACGAACGCAATCAGGAGGGTGGCGGCATTTTCCGTGCGTATCCTTTTCAGGTTCCGTGGTATCGCGACAGGTCAAAGCTCCATGTTGACGCTGCTGGGCGGTGTATTATGGAGGGGCAGCTCGTATTGACATCTACGGGCTGGGTTCCGATCCAGTATGTGCGTGTTGGCGACCTTGTTCTTACCCATATGAACCGTTGGCGTCCCGTAACACATGTGTGGGATCGTGGCTTGAAGACAACTGTGCTTGTCCGTACGGTAAATCAACCGAACGAGCTTATCTGTACCCCAGATCACGAAGTTTGGGCTGATAGCGGTGACGTGCAGGATTGGGTTCACGCTAGCGATCTGGCGGGTACAGCGCTAGCTTCACCGTCTGGGTTTGAAACGGTTGATGGACCATACTCGGATCTGTCACTAGATCTACAGAACGCTTTATCTAGGCTTGGTAAAGAGGAGACGTTGGCGGGGTTGCAGTTCTCTGCCAGGGATAGGCAAACCTATCTAGACATCCAGCTTACTGCAGCGCAGTACGGCTTCTCTGTCAATGCGTACAGGAACCAAGAATATTCTTCCATAAACGGCGTGGTGGTCCCGGCGCTAGAATGCCATCATGGCAAGGTTTGGACGCAAGTGCAGAAAGTCTATCCTTATGGGGTGAGGCACGTTTGGGATCTTACGGTTGAAGAAGATAGCTCTTTTGTATGTGAAGGCTATGTTGTTCATAACTCTATTGGTAAAGCTTTAGATGTTGAAACACCTATGCTCACGTCCAAGGGGTGGACTACGATGGGTGAGCTTGTTGAGGGCGACCAACTTTTTACGGAGCGTGGGAAACTCACCACTGTAACTGAGGCACACAAGGTTCTCAAAAACCGTGAATGTTTTAGCGTGACCTTTAGCGACGATAGTTCCATTGTCGCAGACGCAGATCACTTGTGGACAGTTTACACATACGAAGATATCCTACATGCCGATCGCTTCGGCGGCAATGCAGCACCACAAATCAAAACAACTAAAGAAATCTTGGAAAATCTTATCACCACAGTGCGTGATGATGACACGCTGGAGTTAAGCGAACTACCAACGTATCGTGTGCCATTTGTGGACAAGCTAGATTTATCGAATACAAATCTTTCCAATAAAGACTTGTATTTAGCACAGTCGCGTCTGGGTGGGCATATAGCTAGGGAAATTGTTAGCGTCGAGCCTGTCAAAAGCCGTCCCGTACGGTGTATCGAAGTCGATAACGCAACAAAAATCTTTCTAGCCGGACCTTCACTTATCCCTACGCATAATTCGATGAGTATTATTCTTAGAGGTTTAGCGTTTCCGTTCGCCTATCCTGGCGAGGAAATGATGATTACTGCACCCGAGCACATCCACCTTCAGGCTGTGTGGGATAAACTGGAGAAAGCTACACTCTCTACGCGGCTTAGTAGAGAGTTTTTGAAAGGCAAGCCACAGCACCGCCCGTATCAGCTTTCGTTTCAAAACAACGCACGTATCATGGGGCGTATCCCACAGAAGACAGGTGCCGGTCTGCAGGGCTGTGTGGAGCACAATACGCTCATTCTTACAGAAGGCGGTTATAGGCCAGCCAAGGACATCCAAGTGGGTGAGCGTGTTTGGTCGCACGAAGGTCGATGGACTGAGGTGCTTTATAATGGCACCTTTGAAGCTGAGGGTTATGAGGTCAGCGGTGCCGGTGCGCTTCCTGTTATCATCAATGATGCACATAGGTTCTTCGGGGTCAGGTCTATAGATCATAACCCAAAGAAGAAGATTGAGTATGGCGAACCGGAATGGCTCGATTTCCGACAGCTTTCCGAAGAGAGGTGTTACTGGGCACTCCCCCGCATGGAGGGGATTCCGTCGCCGGTCGACTGTGCGGGATACACGGAGAATGAGGATGAGGCTTGGCTCCTGGGTTTGTACGCTGCTGACGGCTACCATGTTTCAGAAAAAGGCTCTATGGGGAATCAGATACGTCACCGCATCTGTTTCGTGGCACACCCCTCCAACCACGCAGAGATCATAGGCGCAATCGAGCGTCTTGGTTTGAAAGTATCGGTGAAAAAGCGTTCTCATTCTTCGGCTGACATTCTTGAGGTCAGCAACAAAAGCTTAGCTATCAAGGCGCTGTCGGTAGGCAGTAATGCGAAATCCAAGTCTGTTCCAGCGCATATCCTATTTGCCTCGATTGGTGTGCGTAGGGCTTTTTTTGAGGGCTACATGTTTGGTGATGGTGGCTCCGACGAGAGGGGGCGCAAGGCGTCGACCACCATCTCACAGCTCCTGAGTGCCGGTATAAGACATTTGGCGCTGTCGTTGGGATATTCAGCGTCCATTTCAATGTACCAGCCACTGCAAACGCACGTAAAAGGGGTGCGACTCAAGTCCACCCCGCAGCTCCAATATAGATCAAAGTTTTCCGACGTCATCTCAGCGCACCACGACGCCGACTATATCTATGGCAGAATTAAGCCCGCAATGCGTCCGGTCGGTTTGTGCACTTTCGCAGACCTGGTGACTGGTGATCATAGCTACGTTTCCAATGGTGTACTATCGCACAACACTCACCCTCTTGTCCTAGAGTTGGATGAGGCAGGAAACTTCCCTGAGTCGGCATGGGTCGAGGTGCGTGAAACGCTCGAAGATAGGCCTGGTGCTACGTGGAGATGCCACGGCGTCTCGTTCGGCTACGGATCAACGTTCAATAAGCTGATCTCAGGTGACGACCCTCACTGGACGGTACGTAAACTACCTTCAATGAACCGTCCAACGTGGTCTGACACCGTTCGCCAGGAACGTATCGCAGCATATGGGGGTTATGATTCTGACGGATACCGTCGAAACGTCCTTGGTCTCACTAGCGACCCGTCCGGTTCACCACTTTTTGTGATGAACCGCCTATATGCGTGCGTGGATTCCGACGCAATGTCGGACTATAACACTGATGAATATTATCAGCCCATTATCCAAGAGGCGCAGGTGCGCGATATAGAGGCGGAAGGTGGCGGTATCGAAGATCTGATCAACATCCCGGTATCGCATATGGCATATAAGAGAGTTTGGATTGCTTCCGACTTGGGTTGGACGATCTCGCCAACATCTATCACAGTGTTCGCTGAGGTGAAGAACGATGAGGGGAAGGGTGCACTGAAACTTATTTCCAGGATTCTGTTGCATAAGATTTCTGCGCACGATCAAATGCGCGTAGTGATGTTTCTTATGGATATTTACCAACCTCAGTGTTATGCGCTTGATGCCACGGGTGCCGGTTTCGTTTTGTGGGACATCATGTTGGAGGAAATGGGTAAAGATCCATCCACTGCATGGATGCGTGAGCGCGTTAAGGATATCAACTTTTCGTCTAAAGTTATTGTCGGTTTCGACAACTCTGTTAAGGTTTCTCCACACGAGGGTTTGGACGGCTTGATGCGCTCAGCCATTATGCAGCCTTTCGTCGTGGCGTCTACGGACCAGATGCGCAAACTTATTGACGATGGGCGTATGATACTCCCATTTGACGAGGATCTTCTCCAGGAGTTACAGGACCCAACGATCAAGGGAAATAAGATTTCTTCGCTTGATGCATATGGTAAGTCGGGTCGCAAAAAAGGTATGCACAATCTGGACGCTATGCGGATGGCTGTACATAGTTATGAGTCTAGGGAGCTTGATCTGATGATGTCTTCAAGTAAGAACGCGTACGCTCCGCCGCCGATCATGTTTGGTTAGCTAACCGTTATTCTGACTTAGAAAGAGCTTAGAAGAGGATATGGAAAAGCAAACTCCGTTAGAAAAGTACAGCAGTGAAATAGAGAGCATGGTTATGGAAATGGCTATGTTTGGTCGAAGTGATTACGGCGAATTGCGAGACAACCTCACCGTCAAGGAGGTGCAGGAAATTATGCAAAAGATTGCAGCTTTCCGTGCCAGGCTATTCTTTCTTTCGGTTGGGTTCAAGAAATACAATGATGTAAAACTGATCAGACTTAAGACAGACTTGATCGATCCTTTTATCAATGAACTCTCAGAGCAGTTTACTGTTTGGAGTAGAATCTTCACTCTAATGCAGCACGAATACGATATGTCGAGGTAGGTATGGAAGCAGAGATTGTCGAATCTGAATACGCTGTTGATGAATCTTTTTTTGATGGTATCGAAGCTGGGTTGATCATCGAAGATACTGCGAACTCTGGGCTTTCTCAGGATGAAATTCTTGGCGCTATCAAGAAAGAATATAACGAGATCGCACGTATAGGTTCTTTTGTGTCCAAGCAGTGGGGTGGACAGCGGCGTGCGAATAGCAACCTGTTCAACCAGGATGTGTACACGATTCCCTCTTCGATTTTTGATCAGATGCGCATTGCTGACTTCGCTGTTAAGTATGATGACGTTGTTTCTGGCGCTGCAGACATCACGGAACAGTTGGCGTTCAAAGAGATCGATTTGGATTCTGGGGATGTTGAAACGTCTGATATTGGTACACAAATCCTCAATGATTTGAAGATTATCACACGTATGCGTGAAATTTGGCGTGACATGTTCACGTATTCTCAATGCTATGTGGCTGTGCAGTGGTCGACGAAAACTTATAAGGTCAGGGAGCGCAAGGATGGTTCTAGTCGTCCACGTAAAAAAGAGTTCAAGAACCTTAGGGTCCCGATCGCTATGTCCGTTCTCGATCCGCTCAAGGTGGTGCCGGTTGGCGACATGATGTTCGGCAATGAGAGGCTTGCGTATATTGCTGACCCCGATGAATATAGTGGCATTATGGAGGGGTTGGGTGAAATGCCCTCCAAAGATCTTGTCGTACACAAGCTTTTTGAAAGCAAATACACTCCAACTAATGCTGAGCGTCAAACTTTAGCGGAGATGTTACCAAGGGAAGGCGGTATCCTTGATAGGTTAATCCTTTTGCGCGAGGACGCAGTTTTTCGGGTGGCGCTAACTAAACCTGCATATCAGCGCTTTGCGGATGTGCGTTTGGCTTCAACCTTTGAACTGTTGGATCTTAAACACAACTTGCGCGAGTCAGACCGTTCGGATGTGTTGGGTAACCTCAACTGTATTGTGCATGTGAAGGTTGGTAGTAAGGATATTCCCGCGTCATCTAGGGAGGTTGCGGACGCGAGGAACCAATTCAAAACTTATTCCCGCAACAACCTCATGATTACAGATAATCGTGTTGAGGTTGAAATCCTAACCAAGAAGACTGATAAAACTTTGCAGCCTGAACGTCACAATATGTTGGATGCACGTCTCACTGCGAGGGTTTATCAAATCTTGAGCACCGGAAACTATGCGGCTGGAACCGCTGTCGATGACTCTACAAAGCTTTTCAAGATCATTGCAGCTTCGATGGAAGCACGACGTGACACGATTCGTGAACAGGTTATGGACCATATTATTGATCGTATATGGGAGGAAAATAACCTCAAGGGTGACCCGATTCTTAGGTTTCATCCGCAAAAGATCGCACTTGATTTCGACCGTTACTATTCAACTCTCCTGCAGCAGTTAAATACGCTCGAAGTTATTTCTAACGAAACTATGCTTGACGAGCTTGGTTTAGATATCAACCAAGAGGCATCTCGCTTGCGTCATGAAAAGGATGAGTTTGGCGACCTGTTCAATCAACGTGATACTCCGGGTGGCAAGATGACCAGTGGTGTCGCTGGTGGTATTTATGGTGGAAATAGTAATGGTGGCGGGACGAACTTGAAATCGTTCCAAGCTACGCCACGCAATGAACCTAGCGATCCGGTTGAGAGTGTCAGGAAGCAGTCAGATCCCACAAAGTGATTAGGGGTATATAGCTATGGCTTTTATTACAGAATTTAATGATAAGATTTTCTTAACATCCACCGCTACTTTGATTAGTGACGATTACGATACTGCTTCCTGGGCATCTAGTGTGGTGAAGCCACATCCGCATCACCGCTGGGTTCTAGCTAAGTATGTTGAGGCGGACAACGCAAACTCGAATAAGCAATATTGGTCACTGGATAGTCTTTTGAAAAGCAAAGACACTATTGCTAATACACCTATGAATATCAATCATCAACCCAACAAGGTTGTCGGAACTTGGACCGCTTCGGAGATGATGTACCCGAATGATACCGCTAGTAGGGGGAACCCTTATGTGGAGAGCTTGGGTGTGTTTTGGCAGTGGGGTCGTGAGGACGAATATAAGTATATTGAGAACGCTTATAGTGAAGGGCTTCTACATGTCAGTATGGAGTGTGTGAGCGAAACGATTACTTGCGGCGAGTGCGGTGAAGAGTTTGCATATAAGGGTCCGCAGCATTCGTCTTATTGCGCTGAGATTAACGACCGCTCTGCGCATCGTGAGTTCAACAATCCAACCTTCCTTGGCGGTGCGCTAATTCTGCCGGGTACGCGACCTGGCTGGAAAAATGCTCATGTTAAAGAGTTGTCGAACCTTACCACTAACGAGGACGCTGATGCGCTCCTATCTGATATAGCGTACAGTATTCCTGATGCCACGGAGAGCGATTGGGAGTCTGTTATGTGGGGTTTGCAAATGAATTTTTTGCAATCCTCTCTTAGATAAAACGAAAACTCAAAGAGAAATAAAGGTCACACCGTTATATTCGTGTAGATGAACAGGAGGTTCCTTGTGGAAAAAGAGCTGATCGAAAAACATGACGAACTTCTTGCTTCCATGCCCGAAACGGGTGAACATGATGAGGCATCCTGCCCCATCTGTATTTTCAAATCAGAAGATAATTTACCCGATGAAAGGGGTGAAATGGAAACTTTTACCGTAGAACAACTCGACGCAGCAGTTGAGGCGGCTACATCCCCTCTCCGGGAAGAAATCGCATCACTAAAGACCGCTGCCACCGAAGGCGAAATTGCATCGCAGGTTGAAAGCGTCCGTAGTGAGCTAACGGAGCGTATCAGCGAACTTGAAGCTGAACGCGACCTTGCCGACGCCAAGACCGCTGCAGCAGAAGCTGCTCTAGCTGAAATGGTTGCTTTCCTTGAGGCTGCTGCTGCTGAAGCTGAAGAGGCGGCGCTTGTTGCCGAACGGAAAGATGCACGGACCGAGGCCATCAAGGCACAAACTGCTTTTACCGACGAGAAGATTGCTTCTCGTATCGACGAGTGGGCTGCCCTTTCTGATGAGGACTTTGAGGCACGCCTTGCAGACTGGGCTGAGCTTTCAACGCAGTCCGCTACCGAAGGCGCTTCATCTGAAGAGTCTGGTGCACAGGTGCAGGAAACCGCTATGCGCAACGAGCGCAAGCAGGCTTCAGCAGAAAAGTCCTATTCCGAACAACTTTCCAGCATCAAGGCGCAAGCTGCTGAAGCTGGACTAGATATTACCAAGCTCTAAGGAGGGTTATATGTCAACACGTAATGGCACCTTCCGCAAGTCACCTTCCGGTGGCGAACGTGGTGGCCGGTTTGTCCTTGGTGGCAGCACTGTGCTCACTTCGTTTGTTCCTGTTGTGACAAACGGAAGTAATGACGGCCTTGGTCGTGCAGAGGTGGTTCTTGCTGCCGAAGGCACCGCTAAACCCGTCCCAGGTTTCGGTGGCATCCTTGTTTACGAAAACATTGATTCCGCTGGTACCGATCTCACCATCAACACCACGTCAGATGTCGACACTGTTGCGCCGGGACGTCCAGTCCAGGTTGTGACCGGTGACGGCGGCCGTGTCAAGATTGCTCTCACCAACACTGTTGCTGGTGATGGCTACTATGACCGTGCGGGTTACCCCAATGGTCGCACGATGGTCGCAGGGGCTTCGGGTCCAAGCGCAACCGTCGCAGTTGGTGATTATCTTCTTCCCGGCGCTGGCTCCGATAGTGGTGGCTACTGGAAGGAAACCGCTACCGCAGCCGACGCATGGCTTCGTGTAACCGCAGTCGACGCATCCATCGGTCTCGTTGAGGCCGAGGTTCTTATCTAAGGAGGTAACATAAATGTCTAAAGCAGATACAGTCAAAAACCTCCAAGCCGAAATTCATCGCCTCAACGACGAGGCTCGTGATCTTTTCTATGACGAAGCGTGGCGTAATGAGCAAGCTCAGCGCATCAACACGTCAGTCCAGGACGGGTTCAAGAGTGCCAACCTTGTTGAATTGATGACCCAGGTTCAGTATCTAGGTCGTGATGAGGTTGCTACAGCTAGCGTCCTCCAGGGTCTAGAGGCTTTCCATGTTGCCCGTGGTGGTTACATTGAGGAAAGTACCCTTACCGAAGACGTGATGTATATCGAGAAGGACCAGATTGGTTTCCACTTTGTGGATCATCTTGACCGGATCGAAGTCAATTTCGTCCCACGTTCCGAGCAGATCATCACCCTTGGTGCTCAGCGTATCGACTCGGAGATCAGCCGACGGGTGCTTCGCACCTATGAGGCTGCTACCACTATCGGTAATGGTAACTATGCTGGTGTTTCCGGGCTTGGTCTAGCCGATCTCAATGGCGCTATTTCACGGGTTGAGGATGCACCTTCACCTAGCGTCGGTCAGGCTTCGCCTGTGATTGTGGCACGCGCACCAATGGTCGCTAAGATCGTTGATGCTCTTACTGCAAGCAACGCATATAGTCTCTACCTTCCCGAGACGAATGAGGAGCTCATGAAGCGTGGGCAGATCGCATCATATCGCGGTATCCCGATCGTGAAGCTTCCCAATTGGGTGGATCAGCATGGTCGTCCTTTCTTCAAGGGTAACGAGATGTATGTCGTGTCTAAGGATGCTGCGGTGACTGCTTTCCACGGGTCGCCACGTCCGCACAACTATATCGCACAGGGCGAGGATTACTGGCACTATATTCAGCGTATTGATTATGGTGTTGCTGTGATCAACCCTGAGCAGGTGTTCCGTATCGTTGATAGCACTGTTACTCCGTAACTTTAGCTAGATACGATTTGTGAGGGGGTGCGTTTCGGCGCACCCCCTTTAGGTTTTCTGATATATTTGTGACCACTGTCCGTTATCCTGTATAGGATATTATACACTTAGGCATTTAGGAGAATAGTCTCAAATGGCAACTGCAACTGAGCAAGAATACGAAATTTGGCGCAACCCTACGAAAAGCAGCTTTTCTGTGCGTGTGCGCAACCCAAGTGACCCACGTCTGGAAATTTCGCAGATCATCGGGCCAGGCCAAACGATCACAATTACCACATCGGACCGCCAAACCAATCAGTACCGCTATGTTTCACCAGAGTTGGACTTTTTCAAGAACGGATGTCTTGAGCCTGTGCTATTAGTTGAAACTGCAGAGGATTTTACTGCACTACAGGACGACCCGAACATCAAGTCTGAAAGCGACCTTAAAGATATGCTGTCGCTACCGCTAGCTAAGTTCAAGACGGAACTCGCCAACATTGACACGCTGGCGGTTTGTGAACGTATCGCTACACTGTGCGCAGAGGACGATTCTGTCGCAGCGGGCAAGATTCGTGCGGTTGACGATCGCCTTGCCAAGCTGCGTGAATCAAAGGACGCCGGTCGGCTACAGATTGAGGAAGACACCCGAGCAATTCGAATCCCATAAAATAACCTTAAGGAGATCGCAATATGGCATCATTTGACCTTAGTGATTTAGTTGAAGATTTTGTCTATGCGATCTCCGCACCAGGTGTGGATGATTACGCCACGGTTTCGGACGACGAATGGGTTTCTCGTCTGCGTGACGGGTTCTGGACCGGCTTTAACTATGGTATGTTCCGAGAGTATATGGAATCTGACGGTGCCGTGACCAACAGGAGCGACACAAGTACAGTATTCCCCACGGAGTATCAGCAAATGGTAATTTTGTTTGCATCGGTCAATGTGCTTACTAAACAAATGCTTTCTATGAACACTTTGTTTAGAACGAAAGCCGGTCCGGTCGAATATGAAACCCAACAGTCGGCCACATTGCTAAACACGATCCTTAACGCTCTTATCAAGCAGCGTGATGACCTGTTGGCTGAATGGAAGCGTGGAGTTAGCACTAACGGCTTTTTTGTTTTGGATACTTACAGTCTTATGCAGGGTGGGTACCGGGACGGGTATACGAGTTGGGTTGGTAACTGATGGCTACCCCGAACGTGTCGGGGTTTAACCCGAAATTCCCTTCTAAAAAGTTTCGTGACGCAATCATTTTCACTATGCAAATGGGTGCGCCAAATAAATCTGAAGAAAAAGTTACGTTTCTTTGGCCGACGTCTGTTGCTAACACTACTGACCGTCAATGGGATTTGAATGCTGCGCCAGCTAAGATTAGTAAAGAGCGCAAATTGCAGTTAGATTGCGCTGTGGAGTTTGTGGATCGTGTCGGATATGGTACGCCGTTCGGTACTTTCGAAACACCAAGAATTAGAATTACTCTACTGGGTGATGAGTATGTTCAGGTTGCTGATGCACCGAAGGCGCTACTTGGCGGTAATACTTATTCGTATAATTTCACAGAGCCGCCTGTAGCACTTTTCGATGTTGATGTTTACACTGTGCATTATACTGCTGACGACGAAGCATAGGGTGGTGGATGAATGACGAATCTTGTAGGATCGAAACGCATTCTAGCTATAGACGCTTCGCTATATAACCATGTGTATTCTGCTTTGGATGCGAACGGGTGGTTTAGCCCAAATCCTGGCGTTCGTGCTTCAGTGGAGTTTATACCTGAACCCTTGGATGCGAACAAGGAAATTAAACCCACAAAAATCTCATTGTCTTTCGAGGAGCGTATTCCTGACGATGGTGAGTTGGGTTCGAATCTTTCAGTTGATAGCTGGTATTGTTATCTTGATATTTATGCTGATAAAAGCATTGTTGGGATGGGTTTGGCGAACGAACTGTCAGATATTCTTTTAGGAAAATTCCCTTCACTTGGGTTTGGTGAGTCGCGCTTTGATGTGGTCGACCCTCGTGATGGCACCACTGCTTTCAGTTGTGGTATTGATATGGTTGAAATTGAGCGTTCTCGTAACTATGATCGCGCTATCAACAAGTTTTGGTGGACTGTATCTTTCAGGGTTTCGGATGCATATTACGATGACCTCAAATAGCTTGGAATCCCGTTATATTGATTTGAGGAAGACAGGGGTGAGTTATGGCTTTGATTTATAACACAATTGATAAAGTCAACTGTGACCCGCAACAGTTAAGCATTCTTGTCGAAATTCTTTGGGATAAAGACACTCAGCTTGCGCCTGTGCATACTGATGAAGAAAAAATGTGTGATGGTCCTGTGCGTTTGTCTGCTAATAGTAGCGGCTATTGGGAGATTGAAGTTCAGCCGAATGATTTGATTTTTCCCGATAGTGTTTATCGTATTACACATTATCGTGACGATACTGGGGTGCCACAGTTGCAGTATTACATTAGTGTACCGGACGGTGCGTCGCCTTCATATTGGGTTGGTGATTTGCTGGTAGTTGAACCTGTATGGTTCAACAAGTTTGACTGGGGTGGTGCTAACGATGTCTTTACCATTTAAATATGATCTAACTTATTATGATGGTGAGACTCTGTTGGAGTCTTTCGTGTGCGAGGACGCTTATGGCAACCCCACTGATCTTACCGGGTATGAGGCGAAGATGCAGGTTCGCGAGTCCGCTACGGATGAGTCTGACGCTCCTTTGTTGGAGTTGAGTACGGACAATGGTGGCATAGTTATAGATTATGAGTTGGGGCGCATTAGTTTGCATCATGCTTCTTTGGGTACTTCTATGAGCGGTTTTTATGATCTTGTGCTGATTGATGGTAGTGGTGTTAAAACTTGGTTTATCTCCCCTAAGTCCAAATTCAAGGTTTTGGAGAGTGTGACTCATGTCTAATGGTATTTCTGTTGTCAAAATTGTTGAGTCCGATACTGTTGTCAAAATTGTTCAAGGCGACTTACCTGGTCCACCTGGTGCTACCGGACCGATCGGTATTGACGGTCCAGCGGGTCCAACTGGCGTACGGGGCGAAACTGGGTTCACTGGTTCAACAGGTCCAACGGGTGACGCTGGTGAGCATGGTCCGACTGGCGCTACGGGTCCCGTGGGTGAAGCGGGTCCTGTGGGTGAAGCGGGTCCTGTGGGTGCTACTGGGGTTGATGGCGCTACCGGCGCTACCGGGCCTGTTGGTTCGACAGGTTCCATTGGTTTCACTGGCGCTACTGGGGTTGCGGGTTCCACAGGTCCCGTGGGTGCAACTGGTGTGGCGGGCGTAGCGGGTTTCACTGGCGCAGTTGGCGCTACAGGCACTGTCGGGCCAATGGGTGCCACAGGTGTAACCGGAGCTACAGGTGTAACCGGCGGCACTGGACCTGTTGGCGTAATGGGTATGACTGGCGCAACGGGGCCTATCGGTGCGACTGGCACTACTGGCACTACCGGTGCCACTGGCTCGACTGGTCCTGCTGGTATAGGGGTGCCCTCCGGTGGTTCCACATCACAAGTCCTCGCCAAGACTTCTGCAACAGATTTCGATACTTCGTGGAGCACGCTGTCCGCCACAGCGGTCTCCACGGTCCCGGCCACTACCGGCCTCGACCCGGCATCCACCGATGTCGAGAAAGCACTCACCGAACTCGCAGCAAGACCCAGCGGCGGTGGTCCTCAAGGTTTCGCACGAACATTTCTACTCATGGGAGGCTGACCAATGGGCCTAAAAGTACTCGGCCAGCAAGCGCCGACAGCAGACACGGACACGACCCTCTATACGGTGCCAGCCGACGCAGCGACGGTCGTGTCCACACTGACCGTAGCGAACCGCGGCAGCAATGCGGCGCAGTTCAGGGTCGCTGTCCGACCTGCTGCAGCGGCGCTCGCCGACCAGCATTACATTTATTACGGGGTGATGATACCTGCCGGTGACGCGTTCGCTGCGACTCTCGGCATCACCCTCGCAGCGACCGACGTTGTCACCGTCAGGGCATCCACCGATGACTTGTCGTTCAGCCTGTTTGGTGAGGAGGTGGACTTGTGAGCCACGGTTTTGCGCGCACAGGGCTGGCGTCGAC